GCCGCGCCGAGTGGCACCGCTTCCACACGCAGCGCTGCACGCCGTCCGGGACGAACCTGGAGCAGGCGTCGCGCCGGTTGAAGGCGGCGCTCGCCACGGCGGTGCGGCGGCGGCTCATCTCCGATGTGCCGATCTGCGCGCTCCTGTCCGGGGGGATCGACTCGGCCGCGATCACCTACGAGTTGGCGCAGCACGTCCCCGGCCTGGTGGCGTACACCGCGAAGCTCGACCCGAAGTCACGGGACCTGCGGTGCGCCCGCGAGGTCTCGGAGATGCTCGGGATCAAGCTGGTGGAGGTGCCGGTGCCGGTGCCGACCGCCGACGACCTGGCCACGGTGGTGCGGGTCATCGAGCAGCCGTCCAAGGCACAGATCGAGATCGGCTGGGCCTGCCTCAAGCTCGCCCAGGCGATGCACGCGGACGGCTTCAAGGTGACCTACTCCGGTGAGGGCAGCGACGAGCTGTGGGCGTCGTACGGCTTCGCCTACCACGCGCTGCAGAAGACCGACTGGCACCTCTACCGGCGAGACCTGATGGCCGCCCAGGCGCGGAAGAACTTCCCGCGCGTGAACAAGACCTTCATGTCGGCCAGCGTCGAGGGCCGCCTGCCGTTCTGCGACCCGGACGTGGTGGACCTCGCGCTGTCCCTGCCGCAGCACGCCGTTGCGGACGGCAAGTCCCGTCCGAAGGCCGTGCTGCAGCGGGCGTACGCCGGGCTGCTGCCCGACTCCGTGGTGCGGCGGCCGAAGGTCGCCTTCCAGGACGGCCTCGGGCTCAAGACGGCGATCACCAGCGTCCTGCCGGACCCGGCCCGGTTCTACCGCGCCGAGTTCCAGCGCGTCGTCAGGGGTGGAGCATGACCGACGAACCCGACATCGCCCACCAGTTCGGCGCGGGCGGGTGGGAGTTCACCAGCCACGTCGCCGAGGTGTTCGACGACCACGTACGCGCCAGCGTGCCGTTCTACGACGCCATCCAGGACCTGGTGGCCGAGACCACCGACTGGCTTGTCCCGGCCGGCGGCCTGGTGGCCGACCTCGGCGCGTCCACGGGGGCGACCGCCAGGCGGATCATCGAGCGGCACCCGAACCGCGGTATCCGGTTCGTGCTGTACGACGAGCAGAAGTCGATGCTCGACCAGGCCGCGATCGAGCTGGGCAAGCTCGGCGGCGACCACGATGTGGTCCTGTCGGAGACCCGCATCCAGGAGGCCCCGCTTCACCACTCGCAGGCGGACCTGACGCTGTGCCTGTTCACGCTGCAGTTCCTCCCGCTGCGTGAGCGGCTGGACGCACTGCGGTTGGCGCGGACGTACTCGGCCGACACGGGGGCGCTGATCGTCGCGGAGAAGATCCGCGCCATTGACTCCCGGTGGGCCGAGATCGGCATGGACGTGGCGCACGACTACAAGGCCAGGCACGGCATCACAGACTCGGCGATCCGGGCGAAGGCTCGCGCGCTGCGCGGGGTGCTCCGTCCGGCGCCGCAGGCCGCGACGATGCAGCTCATGACTACGGCGGGCTGGCATGCCCCGGAGGTTCTGTTCCGCTGGCACTCCTGGGCGGTCATCGGGGCGTTCGCGTCTCCCCAGTGAGTTTGGCCTTCAGGTCGGCAAGTGCCGCGTCGGGGGTGTCGCCGACACCGACCGGGCTCGTGTTCGATGCCCACCACTCCGCAGCGATGCGGTCACCGCCGTAGGCGTCCTGCGGGACGTCCCACGCCTCGTACGGGAACGCCGCCCACTCGCCACCCTCGTATCGCCCGCCGTGGCGGGTCGCGAGGATCGTGACCGGCGTGTACCGCCCTGGGACCAGCTCATACATGCGGGCCATTGTGCCGAGCCAGGGGGGTGAGTGTGGCGTGGTTCGATGAGCGGCCGCCCCCCGATTGGACGATCGAGCTGCCGGTCGGGCTGGAGCTGCTGAACAGCAACCAGCGGCTCCACCCGATGGTCAAGGCGAGGCTCACGAAGGTCCTGCGGCGCGCCGGCCACGCCGCCTCGCTCGCGGCGGGCCTGCCTCGCCTGGAGCGGGTCTACGTCGTGGGGGAGCTCCGGCCGACCGACCGGCGCCGACGCGACCCGGGCAACTGGTATCCCAGCGCGAAAGCGGCGGTGGACGGCGCGATGACCGACGCCGGGGTGCTGGAGGACGACGACCACACCCATCTCGTCGGCCCCGACATGCGGCTCGGGCCCGTGGTCAAGCGCGGCCAGCTCGTGCTCCACGTGTGGGCTGACCAGCGAAGTTCATAACATGCCACGCGAGTTCACATCCCGCACAGTCCTGTCCGTGCGCGGCCGGGTGTGGACGAGCAGCGTCAGGCAGCGCTTGAGCGGGCCGATCCGCAGGTTCCATCCGCGCATGGTGCCCCACCTGGTCCGCCAGAACCCGGTGTTGCTACCGGGGGCCTCCCCGAAGTAGGCCGCGAACCGCACCCATCGGCGGGCGCCGCTCACCTGCACATCGCCCCCGACCTGCACCGGCCAGTGCCTCGACGTGTGCCCCTCGATCAGCATCAGCCCTCCTTCCCCTGTCGTACCTCGAACGGAGGCCCCCTCATGGTGTCCAGCAGGAAGCAGGCCCGCTCTGCAGTCATCGCCGAGCGTAGGGCCAAGGCCGTCCAGATGCGGATCGCCGGGATCAGCCCGACGATCATCGCGCAGACCCTCGACTACGGCTCGTCGGCCGCCGCCATCAAGGACATCACCAGGGCGCTGCAGAAGGCCGCGAAAGAGGAGCAGATCGCGTCCGAGCAGCTTCTCCAGATGGAGATCGACCGCCTGGACCGGCTCATGGCCGCGATCTGGCCCAAGGCCATCGGCGGCGACGTGAAGGCCGTGGAGCAGGCGGAGAAGCTGATCGTCCGCCGCTGCAACCTCCTCGGCCTGGACCTCATCAACCGCAACGGGTCGGAGAACTCCGACGTGGTGTCCCTGCTCGGGTCGCTGTTCGACCAGCTCCGCAACCGGCACGTCCCCGCGGGGGTCACCGTCGATTCGGTGGAGGTGGTGGACGCCATCGAGGCCGCCCAGGAGGAAGCCCTGTGACGCAGGGCAAGCTCGCGCTCGTCACCCTGTCGGCGATGCAGGAGCGCAGCATCGCTGAGTCCACGGCCCGGATCAACATCTGGACCGGTTCGGTGCGCTCGGGCAAGACCATCGCCAGCCTTCTGCGGTGGCTGATGTACGTGGCGACGGCGCCGCGCGGCGGGCACCTGGTGATCGTCGGGAAGACCGGCGACACCATCGCCCGTAACGTGTTCGAGCCGCTGATGGACCCGAGCCTGACCGGGCCGGTCGCGAAGCGGATCTTCTACACGCGCGGCGCACCCACTGCGAACATCTTGGGCCGCCGGGTGGAGATCATCTCCGCGAACGACGTCCGCGCCGAGTCCCGCCTGCGCGGTCTGACCTGTGCCGGGGCGTACGTCGATGAGGCGACGCTGATCCCCGAGGCGTTCTGGGACCAGCTCCTCGCCCGCTGCAGCGTGACCGGCAGCATGATCTTCGCGACGACCAACCCGGACGCGCCGAACCACTGGCTCAGGAAGAGGTTCCTGCTCCGCTCGCACGAGCTGGACCTGCGCTGGTGGCACTTCACCTTGGACGACAACCCGGCGCTCGACCCGGTGTACGTCGCCAACCTCAAGGCCGAGTACACCGGCCTGTGGTACCGCCGCTACATCCTCGGCGAGTGGTGCATGGCCGAGGGCGCGATCTACGACATGTGGGACCCGGACCGGCACCTCGTGGACCGCGTTCCGCTGATGGAGCGCTGGCTGGGCCTCGGCGTGGACTACGGAACGGTCAACCCGTTCGTCGCGATCCTCGCCGGGGTGTCCGGCCCCGACCAGGACGGCCAGCGGCGCATCTACCTCGTCAGCGAATGGCGGTGGGACTCCAAGGTTGAGCGCCGCCAGCTCACCGACGCCGAGTACTCCGCGCGCCTGCAGGACTGGCTCGACAACATCCCCGAGACCTACGGGCCCGGAACTCGAGGCGTCCGCCCGGAGTGGATCATCGTGGACCCGTCCGCCGCGAGCTTCGTCACGCAGCTCCACCACGACGGGCTGCTGCCGCAGCTCGGCGACAACAGCGTGCTCGACGGCATCCGCACCGTGTCCAACCTGATCGCCGCCGACCAGCTCAGGGTTCACCGCTCCTGCGAGGGGTGGATCAACGAGATCGGCTCGTACTCCTGGGACGACAAGAAGGCCGAGCGCGGCGATGACGCCCCGGTCAAGCTGGACGACCACAGCTTGGACGCCGGCCGGTACATCCTGCACACCACGCAGGCCGCGTGGCTGCCGCTGATGGAGCCCGTCCCGATGCGCTAACGCCAGCCGAACTGCTGGCTCCTGAACCCCGCGCCGCCCACCCGGCGCGGGCCGCTCCGCGCTGACCTTCCGCAGCGCGTCGAGCCGGTGCAGCCCTGGCCCTGACCGCCGTAGAGGGGACGGCCGGTCGGGGCCGGGGCCGCACCCCCACACACGTCCTGGCCACGCCGATCGGGTGGCCTTCCGCCATGTCCAGGAGGGGCAATGCGTGACCACGCACGACTGACCGAGACCGCCCACGTCGGCGCCGCGCTGGCTGCCGGAGACCTCGCCCGGTGGCGCTGCCACTGGAAGCTGGAGAAGTACCACGGCGACGTCACGCCGGGTGCCGTGCCGTTCGAGGTGATCGAGCGTGAGGGCAACCAGCTGATGTACGGCGGGGTGTCCTCGATCTGGCACCGCCTCACCGGGGGCAGCGCGGTCGCCGCGTTCGACGCGACCAACGCCCGGATCGGCGTCGGCAACGGCACCGCCGCCACGGACCCGACCCACACCGACCTCCAGGGCGCGACCACGCTCCGCAAGGGCATGGACGCCAGCTACCCCCAGCACACCGACGGCGTCACGGCCGCGGCGAACAACGTGACGTTCCGCGCCACGTTCTCCACCTCCGAGGCCAACTTCACCTGGAACGAGTGGGGGATCTTCAACGCCGCCGCCGGCGGCCGAATGCTGAACCGCAAGGTCGAGAACCTCGGAGACAAGACCAGCGCGGCGAGCTGGGTTTTCACGGTGCAGCTCTCCCTGGTCTGAGCCACCACGCGACTGCCTGACGGGGAGGGGGCCGCGTGGCAACGATCCTGGAGGACTTCGAGGACGCAACCCTCAATGTCACCATCACGGGGACCTGGGCGCGGGCTTCCGGCACGGCGGCGCTCGGCACGTGGGCGCTGAAAGCCGCCACCATCGGCAACAACGGGACGAGCGACGCCGTGGTCACTGTCCCGGCCCAGGCGACCTCGCTCAGCTTCTACTACCGGGTGTCGTCCGAGGCGACGTACGACCTGTTCAACGTGCTGGTGGACGGCGTCCAGACGCTCGGGCCGTACTCAGGCGAGGTCGGCTGGACGCAGGCCACGGTCAACGTCACCGGCAAGTCGCAGGTGACGTTCCGCTACACCAAGGACGGCTCGCAGACCGGCGGGTCGGACACCGCCTGGATCGACCAGGTTCAGTTCACCGTCCCGGACACCGGCACGCCGAAGTCCGGCACCGACTCGGGCACGCTGGTCGAGTCGGCCAGCGTCGCCCAGGTGCCGGAGGTCGCGAAGACCGCCAGCGACACCGGCACGCTGGTGGAGCGGCGGTGGGCCAACCCGCCGCAAGCGTCTGGGGGCACACCGCCGTCTGTGCGGTCGTCCACGGCCATCGCCGTAGCCGGGTCGAGCTTCACGATCACCAAACCGGCCGGTGTCGCCACCAACGACATCCTCATCATGGTTCAGGCGGCCGACCGCGGATCCACGGCGGACATGGCGACGCCGACCGGCGGCACCACCTGGCAACTGCTCGACTCGATCGACGCGACCAGCCCGTTTGGTGCCCTCCAGGTCGTCCGGCTGTGGTGGAAACGCGCCGGGTCCTCCGAGCCGTCGAGCTACAGCGCCACCCAGCGCAACGGGTCGGACGGCACGTGCATGATCGTCGCGGTCAAGGACGCCTCCACGACGGCCACGCCCGTGTTCGCCAGGTTGACGACGGGCACCGACCCGAACATCAACACGCCGGGCATCACCCCGGCCTCGGGCAGCGACCTGGAGGTGCGGCTCGTCGGCGCCTACCCGGACTCCGGGATGTCGCTCAGCTTCACCCCACCGGCCGGATACACGTCGATCACCGGCGCACAGTCCCGCACCTGGACCGCGATCGGCGGCGCGTCGAAGGCGCTGACCTCGAACGCGGCAACCTCGGTGCAGACCTTCGCCGCCCCATCCGGGGCGGTGCTGGAGTGGCGGTTCGGCTTCACCGTGGCGATCGCCGCGGCGGTGACCGGGCCGCCCCTGGTGGACAAGACCGCCTCCGACGCCGGCACGCTGGTGGAGGCGTCGCAGGTCACCGTGCAGCTCGCGGCGTTTCCCAAGGATGCCGCCGACACCGGCACCCTGGCCGAGGCGGCGACGGTCGAGGCCGACACCGCGACCTCGGACACCGGCACCATCGCCGAGGCCGTCACCGTCGAAGCTGACCTCGCGGCGTCCGACACCGCGACGCTGGTCGAGTCGGCGCACCTCGCGATCGGCTGGCAGGCCACCGACACCGGCACCCTGACCGAGACCGCCCAGGTGCAGGTACAGGTGCAGTCGGCCGACACCGGCACGCTGGTCGAGCAGACCGTCACAGACGAGACGGTCGGCCCGGTCGCCAGCGACTTCGCCGCCCTGGTCGAGACCGCCACGGTGGACGCGACCACGGCCGCCGCCGACACCGGCTTCCTGGTCGAGTCCGCGCAGGTCGAGGTCCTCAAGTTCGCCGACGACACCGCCAGCCTGGTCGAGCAGGTGGTGGGGATCGAGCTGGGCTCGTCCGACAGCGGCACTCTGGCCGAGGCCGTGCAGCTCGACGCGGCGGTTACGGCGGCCGACAGCGGCACGCTCACAGATGACGCCCTGGTGGTGGCCCCGAAGTTCGCCACCGACTCCGGCGCGCTGATCGAGACCGCCGAAGTGACCAACCTCGGCCGGGACATCGTCGCGGCCGGCCCGGTCTCCCGCCGCTGGTCGGCGAGATCCCCGCAGCACAAGTACTCCGCTGGTGAGCCGCGCCGCGCCTGGCGCGCCGGATCGCCACGAACGTAGGGAGGGCCGCCCGTTGGAACCGATTTCCTCCCTATCGAGGGAGTTCCTGTTCATCCCGGTCCAGGGCGCGACCGGTGGCGAGGCGGTCGAGGTTGCGTTCGTCAACCCGTCCGCCGAGCCCGCCGAAGGTGACTGGCACACCGCCGCCTGGGACAGCACGACCGAGGACGGCGCGACGGCGAAGATCCTGGTCGGCCCCGGCGAGGGCGCTGTGACGCTGGCCGACGGCACCTACCGGGCGTGGGTGCGCGTGACCAGCGCCGAGGAACGCCCGGTCCTTTCCTCTGGGCTGGTCCCGATCACATGACCGAGCCCCTGCCGATGCCGAACGATCGAGAGGTGGTGTGATGCCGCTCCCCACGCAAGATCAGGAGTGGCCGCCCCCGCAGATGCGCGCCGAGCTGCGCCTGTATGCCCAGCACGGGGCCTGGTATTCCGGTGACCCCGACCGGCTGTCGCAGGTGTACGGCAACGGCGCGGTGACGCCGGGGTTGGGCCTGGACCTCAAGGGCTGGGACCGGCCCCTGCAGTACGCGGGCGGCGCGGTCGGCCGCGTCGCGCGGTGGTTCTGGGGTGCGCCGACCCCGGCCGGGCAGTCCCGCTCCACGAAGCTCCACGTTCCGCTGGCCGCCGACATCGCGTCCAAGTCCGCGGACCTGCTGTTCTCCGAGCCGCCGACGCTGCGCATGCCGGGCAAGAAGACCCAGAAGCGCCTCGATCAGATCATGAACGAGGGCAGCGTGTACGCGGGCCTGCTGGAGGCCGGTGAGCTGGACTCGGCATACGGCGGCGTCTACATGCGGGTCGGCTGGGACACCGAAATGGCGGAGTTCCCCGTCGTGGACTCCGTGCCCGCTGACACGGCGGTGCCGGAGTTCAACAGCGGCCGGCTGCGCGCGGTGACGTTCTGGCGGGTCGTGGCCGAGGACAACAAGGTCGTGTGGCGGCATCTGGAGCGACACGAGCGGGGCCGCGTCTACCACGGGCTTTACCAGGGCGACGACTCCAGGCTCGGGCACCAGGTGCCGCTGGAGGAGCACCCGGCGACGGCGGGTTTCGCGAAGATCGTGGACGCTGACGGCGGGTTCGACTCCGGCTACGACCGGGGCCTGCTGGTGTACTACGTGCCGAACATGCGCCCGCACCGGACGCTGCGGGGCACGGCGCTCGGCCGCTCCGACTACGCCGGGGTGGAGCCGCTGATGGACGCCCTGGACGAGGCGTGGACGAGCTGGATGCGGGACCTGCGGCTGGCCAAGGCCCGCATCATCGTCCCCGAGGTGTACCTGCAGAACACCGGCCGTGGCCGGGGGAGCTTCTGGGACCCGGACCGGGAGATTTACAGCGGCATCGGCATGCTGCCACCGGCGAACGGCTCGGCCAGCATGATCACCCTGAGCCAGTTCGACATCCGCGTCGAGGAGCACTGGCGCACCACCAAGGCCCTGGTGGCGCAGATCCTGCGCGGCGCCGGTTACTCCGTCCAGAGCTTCGGCGAGGCAGGGGAAGGCGTGGAGGCGACCGCCACCGAGATCCACTCTCGGGAACGCCAGTCGCTCGTAACTCGAGGCAGGAAGATCGGCTACTGGACGCCCGCGTTGGCGTGGCTGGGTGACTGCCTCCTGTCGGTGGACCACTACATCTTCAAGTCGAAGGTGACCTCCGAACGGCCGCAGATCGAGTGGCCGGACGGGGTGTTCCTGGAGACCGAGAGCGTCGCCCGCACCCTTGACCTGCTGAACCGGGCCCAGTCCGCCTCGATCGACACCCGCATCCGCATGCTGCACCCGGACTGGGACGACGACCAGGTCACCGCGGAGAAGAAGCGCCTGCGGGACGAGATGGGCCTGAACGTGCCGGACCCGGCGACGTTCAACGACCAGATCACCCCGAAGGAAGATGACGACCTGTGATGGCCTACGCCGGGCGGAAAGTCCAGCCGGGCGAGGTGGCCGAACGGCTCAACCCGTCCTCGGTGGACGACTCCTCCCCGGTCGGGGGTGCGCTCGCGCAAGCCGAGGCGCTGGCGGCGCTGTACGCCGACGCCGAGGAGAAGCTGTTCGAGACCATCCGCAAGGCCCTGCTCGCCGGACGCGGCGAGCCGCAGTACGCCGGTAACCGGTTCAACGACGTGCGGACGCTGCGCAAGCAGGCTGAGCAGGTCGTGAACCGGCTGCAGACGCTCGCGGAGAAGGCCGCCCGCGACGGCATCACCGACGCCTGGGAAGAGGGCCTGGCGCGGGCGAAGGACGAGCTCGCGCACCTGGGCGACAAGGACCTCATCACCCCAGGCCAGGGTGTGGCGGAGCTGGTCGAGCAGGCGCTGGGGAAGCTCAAGTCGGCCGACGAGGCGGCTCTGCGGACGGTGGACGACATCTACCGCCAGGTCGTCGCGGAGGTGTCGGGCCGGGCCCTGATCGGCGCGGAGACCCGGCGCGAGGCGACGGTGCGTGCGCTGCAGAAGTTCGCCGCGAAGGGCATCACGATGTTCGCCGGTCCGTCCGGCCGGCCGTGGTCGATCTCGGCGTACGCGGAGATGGCCACCCGCACGGCGATGTCGAGGGCGGCGATCGACGGGCACCTCAAGACCCTGGAGGAAAACGGCCGCGACCTGGTGATGGTGTCGCGCCCGCCGTACACCTGCCCGATCTGCAAGCCGTGGGAGGGGAAGATCCTCACCAACGGCGGCCAGGTGGGCAGGCGTAAGGAGAAGAGTCTCGCGACGGGCCGGGATGTCACTGTGACCGTCGTGGCGACGGTCACGGAGGCGCGGGCGGCCGGCCTGCAGCACCCGAACTGCCGCCACAACCTCATGGCGTACCTGCCGGGGGTGACGAAGCCGCCTCCGGAGCCGCCGACCGACACCACCTACGCCGACACGCAGAAGCAGCGGTATCTCGAACGGCAGATCCGCGGCTGGAAGCGGAAGGCGGCGGCGGCCGAACCGGGCACGAAGGAACGCGAGATCGCCGACCGGCACGTCAAGGCGTATCAGCAGGAGATGCGTGATCACCTGGCGGCGACCGGGCTGCTGCGTCAGTCCGACCGGGAGCGGGCGCGGTCGGACGAGCGGACCGAGCCGAACACGCTGAAGAAGGTCGTGCGGGACGCTGAGGCCAAGGACAAGGCGCAGGCCGGTCCGGTGTCGCAGCAGACGCAGGACGCGATCGACAAGGCCCGGCAGGCGATGCCGATCATCCGTAGCGACTGGGAGAAGCTGCGGTCCGGGAGCGGCGACAACGCCTACCGCAAGGATCGCCACGGTCGTCTGCTGCCGCCGAAGTCGTACGAGGAGCGCCTGGACCTGATGCTCGACGCGGGCCGGTCGCTGCAGAAGGACATCCAGCAGGTGTTCGACGGCGATACGAAGCTCGCTGAGCTGCGCCGTACGGCCGAAGGGCTACGGGGCAGGCCCGCGCACAAGGACGCCATGAAGGATGTCCGCAAGCGCGAGAGGCACCTCATCTTGGACACGCTGGGCAAGGCCCGCCCGATGGGCGGGGAGTTCAGCGCGAAGCACGCCCCGGCGTCGTTGCTGCAGCAGGAGCCATTCAAGGGGCAGGACGCCCGGCGCGCGGATGACGACTGGGAGAAGGTCCTGCAGGAGGCGGCCAAGCACTTCCCGGCCGACTGGCACAACGAGCTGTCGAAGAAGAAGCTGGACGTCATGGCGGCGCCGCGGCCGTTCTACAGCTCGTGGTACGACGTGCTGGCGATCCACCCGAAGAGCTACAGGTCTCCGGGGTATGACGGCGGGTTCAATACCTACCGGCAGGAGGCGGCCACGCACGAGCTGGGTCACCGCATGGAGAACAACATCCCCGGCGTCAACGAGCTGACGTACACCTACCGGTCCAGGCGCTCCACGAACGGCGGCGCGCTGGAGCGGCTGCGGGACATGGCGGACCTGTATCCCGGCTACCCGAAGGGTGTGGAGTTCGCCTACAAGGACAAGTGGGCGGTGCCCTACACCGGCCGGTCCTACCTGCCGGAAGACCATCCGGACCCGGCGTCGGACAACGGCGAGGTGTTCTCGACCGGCCTGCAAGACCTCTTCGGCCGGTCCAGCTTTAGGTACGATTCCGGCGATGACCTGCAGGCTTTCGTCCTCGGGGTGCTGGTGGTGCTGTGAGCTGGCGTATCGAATCGGAGTTGGACCCGTCCCGGTGGGTTGAGCACGACGGGACGAGGTGGACAGCCGACCCGGAGACGGCCGTCGCGATGACTGATCTCGCGGACGAGCCGCAACTACTTGCCCCGCTGGGGCCGGTGTACGAGCCGCAGGGGCCTGGCGATGAGATCGCCGCGTTCCTGTGCGCCCGCACGCTGATCCCATCGCCCAAGGTGTCCGGTGACCCTCCGGAGGTGCCGCAGGCCGGCATCGTCGGAGGTGACCGGATCGTTCATTGATCACATGGTCAGGGCCCGCCCGGCGCGGGACCTGACCTCCACTCAAGGCCCGCCATGTGCGGGCCTTTCCCATGTCAGGGCTCACCCCACGGTGGGCCCTTTTTCATGCCGCCCGCAGGCCGGGCGGTGTGCGACAGCCCGCAGGACGGGCGGCACAACACCGACCGCAAGGAGTCAGCAGCATGGCCGACGAGCCGCAGATCGAGGTGACCTCCACCGCCGACCGGACTGAGCAGCCGGAGGCCCCGGCGCAGGAGACGGCCCCCGCCCCCGACCAGGAGGCACCGGCCGCCGAGCAGGAGAAGGCCAAGCCGGACGCCAAGAAGATCGACGACCTGCCCGCATGGGCGCAGGCCGAGCTTCGGCGTGCCCGCAACGACGCCGTGAAGTACCGCCAGCAGCTCCAGGAGAAGACCGAGCAGGACAAGCCTGCCGCGCCGTCCCCGGAGGAGATCGCCGCGCAGGCGAAGGCTGAGCTGGCGCAGCAGATCGGCAAGGCCCTCGGCCTGGTCCAGGAGGAAGAGAAGCCGGTCGATCCCAAGGAGGTCATCGAGCGGCTGACGACCGAGCGGGACCAGACCGCCGCTGAGCGGGACAAGGAGCGCGAGCTGACCCGCCGCACGCTGGTCGAGCTGGGGGTGCACCGCACCTCATCCAAGGTCGGCGCGGACGGCGACGCACTGCTCGACTCCCGGTCCTTCCTGCGGTCGATCAAGGACCTCGACCCCAACAGCGAGGACTTCCCCGGCCTGCTGGAGGAGCGGATCAAGCAGGCGGTCGAGGACAACCCGAAGTTCAAGGCGGCTTCCCTGAGCGGGCCGCCCGCGAGGAGCGGAGGCGAGTTCACCGGCGGGCCCGGTGGCCGATCCAACGATCCCGAGGAGATGACCACCGACGACTTCCGCGCGCAGCGCCGGAAGTCCAAGCCCAAGGAGTAGGCCACCATGGCTAACATCTTTCTGACGCCGACCGTCATCGCCCGCGCGGCGCTGGCCACCCTGTACGAGACCACGGTGATGGCGCAGCTCGTCCACCGCGACTATGAGGAAGAGTTCGCGGCGCGGATCGGCGACACCGTGAACGTCCGCAAGCCCGCCGTTTTCACGGCGCAGGAGTACGTCCGCGCGGACGGCATCACGATCCAGAACGCGCAGGAGACCAGCATCCCGGTCCAGCTCAACCACTTCGCCGACGTCAGCTTCGCGGTGACGACGGAGGAGCTGACGTTGCGGATCGAGGACTTCGGGGTGCAGCTCCTGAATCCCGCGATGGAGGCGATCGCACAGAAGATCGACAGGGACATCCTGGCGCTGCGGGACGACGTGCTGCAGGAGGTCGGCGTTATCGGCCAGTTCGCCGCGAACCCGGCCGGTGCGAACGTCTACGACTACGACAACCCGCGTACGGCAATCGACGCCCGGCGTGTGCTCAACCAGCGCAACGTCCCGAGCGTGGACCGCTACCTGGTGGTCGGCCCGGAGATCGAGGCTAAGTGGCTCGGTGACGATCTGTTCAACAGGGCCGACGCCCGTGGCGACACCGACGGTCTGCGCGAGGCGTCGCTGGGCCGCAGGGTCTTCGGTTTCGACCCGTATCAGACGCAGAACATCAAGGTCCCGGCGCAGACCACCGGAAATTCCACCACGGAGGTCGGTGTCGCCTTCCACCGGACGGCGTTCGCTCTCGTGACGCGCCCGCTGGTGCTCCCGCAGGGCGCGGCCAACGCCGCCGTGGCCTCGTACAAGGGTTTCGGACTGCGCGTTGTCATGGATTATGACATCGACAAAAAGCAAGACGTGGTCTCGATCGACTGCCTCTACGGCACGAAGACCCTGGACAAGGAGCGTGCCGTGCTCATCAAGGGCCCGGACGTCGCCTGACCCATCACGCCAGCGCTAACGCTGGCGCTGCCTGCCCGCCCCACCCCCAGGGCGGGCCTCCAACGAATCTCCCAGCCTCATGGAGGGGCACACGATGGGCCACAAGGTCAACAGCGTGGACGGGAAGGCGGGCGACGTCGATCTGTCGAGCGTCCGCACCTTCACCAAGGAGCTCCACATCCCGAAGGGCGCCGCTGGCGTCCACATGGTGACCCGCCTGCCGGTCGCCTGCACGGCCATCGCCGTGCGTGGCTACCGCAAGGGCGGCACCGCGTGCGCCGTGAACGCGCGGCGCAACGACGGCGACCTGCTCGCGACGAACCTCGACACCGCCACCGACGAGTGGACCGGCTCGACGGACGTGACCAACGGCGTGTTCGCCGCGGGGGACACCCTGTCCGTCGTGACCGCCGACGCGGCCGGCACCCCTGCCGAGGTGATCGTGCAGGTCGATCTCCGCGTGAACCCGTAGGCAGGCGCGCGTGTACGTCTACCGCAACAGCAACACCGGCGACTTCGCCGAGATGCCCACTCGATCGGTGCGCCTGGATCACCTGCCGAACTGGCAACTGATCGAGGCCACCGCCGAGGCGCCGACACCGGCCCCGGCCGCCGAGGGCCAGGAGACCGTGAGCATCCCGGTCATCCCGTCGCGAGCCACCAGGCCGCTCGACACCGACAACAAGGCCGCCTGGGTCGAGTACGCGGTCTACCGCGGCATGACCACGAGCGACGCCAAGGCGCTCAGCAAGGCCACCCTCATCCAGGAATTCGGAGAGGAGTCCACCAATGGCGAGGACTGATCTGCCGGTCGTGCAGATGACCCGAGCCGGGTTCAACCTGGCGGCGGTGTCCGGCACGGCGGTCAACGCCGTGGACGGCAACGCCTTCATCAACAATGGCCGCCGCATGGTGCGGCTGCAGAACACCGACAGTTCGGCGCGCACGGTGACGGTGCAGATCCCCGGCACCGTCGAGGGGCAGGCCATCCCGGACCGCACCTACAACGTGCCCGCCACCACCGGGGACGTGCTGATCCCGCCGCTGCCCGGCATCTACAACCAGGCGGACGGCAAGGTCTACCTGGACTTCGACGCGGCGACCGGGCTCAAGGTCACGGTCCTCGAACTGCCGGCGGGCTGACCATGCCGACGTACGCGACGGCCCAGGACTACGTGGAGTACGCCGGTAACGCTGGTCCGGCCGACATCGAGCGGAGGCTGGCGCGGGCGTCGGAGCGGATTGACGAGCTGCTGGTCACCGCGCTCTATGAGACCGACGACCAGGAGCTCCCGGTCGATCCGGTGCTGCGGGACGCCGTGAAGCGGGCCACCTGTGCGCAGGCCGCGTGGGTTCTCGCGGTCGGCGACGAGTTCGGCACCGCCAGCGCCTTCAAGGACGTGACCATGGGCACCGTCCGGCTGACCCGCGCGGACGGCGAGGGCGCCGCACCCCGGTACGCCCAGGACGCGGTGTCGATCCTGCTGCAGGCGGGCTTCGTGATTGCGGTGATGACCTGTTGACCGTCATCCCGGACTTCATGTTCCGCCACACGGCGGTGATCGAGCCGCTGACGGGCGAAGGCGCGTACGGGCCGGTGTACGGCCCTCCGGTGACCGAGCCGTGCCTGGCCGACGACAAGCGGCAGCTCGTGCGGGACGCCACCGGCTTGGAGGTGGTGTCGGACACGACCGTGTACTTCAAGCCGGGCGTGGTGTGCCCTCCCGGTAGCCGGGTCACGGTCAACGGCCGGACCACCACGGCGATCACTTCCCTCACCCGTGACGGCGGCGGCCTGCCGACCCCGGACCATGTGGAGGTGGCGCTGAAATGAGCGATGTCGAGCTGAACCTCCGGGTCAATCTCGCGGCGCTCGCGGCCGAGACCAGGCTGGTCGCGGCCTCGGCCATCGAGGACGCCTGCCAGCACGTGCTCAACGCCGCCAACGCGCGGGTGCCGATCCAGGAGGGCCACCTGGAAAGGTCCGGCGACACCGTGGTGGACCGCAGCGAGTTGAAGGGCTACGTCTTCTACGACACCCCGTACGCCGTGCGGCAGCACGAGGAGTTGGACTACCGCCACGCTCCCGGCCGGACGGCGAAGTACCTGGAGCTGGCCGCCATGGAGGAGGCCGCCACGGTCGAGACGATCATCGCGACCCGGCTGCGGGAGATCACGCGATGACGCCGCCGCCTGAGGGGTGGACCCGGCAACTGCTCAACGGCCTTGGGCAGCTCCTGGAGGACAACGGGGCCGGCGACTGGGACCCCGATGGGGTCTACGGTGCGACGCAGACCGCGATCACCATGAACGGACTGCCGTCGTCACCGGACCTGGCCATCTCCATGGCCGTGTACGGCATGGGCACCTTCGGCGACGACGTGGAGCAGACCGACAGCGAGGTCCTGGTGCAGTTCCGTTGCCGGGGCACGCAGGATCCGCGCGTGGTCGATGACCTGGCCGATGCGGTGTTCAACGCCGTGCAGGGCCTCAGCGACCACACGCTGAGCACAGGGGTGCACATCCTGCTCGCCAAGCGGAAGCTCATCGCCCCGATCGGCAGAGACGGCTCCGGTCGGGTCGAGCGAGCCGACTCCTACGAAATCCTCTGCCACCGGCCGTCCACCCACCGTTCCTGACCTCCCCCTTTTCTGATCCGCCGCCATCGGTTCCGCTGGCGGCTTTTTTGCATGCGCCGACCAAGGAGAAGAGATGACGCTGCGCAGCCTGCTCGCCAAGGACTGGGCGCTGGAGGTGAACACCGGCACCTCGGGTGCGCCGACGTGGACCCCCGTCCGGGGCCTCACGGAGTTCAGCGAGGAGATCAAGACCAAGACCGAGGACGACAGCGACTTCGACGGCGACGGCTGGAGCTCCGACGTCGTCACCCAGCGCGGCTGGACCCTGAAGTGCAAGGGCAACAGGAAGAAGGACGCCGCGTCGGCGTCGTTCGTCCCCGACCCCGGCCAGGAGTTCCTCCGTCAGGCCGGTCTCGTCGTCGGGACCGGCGCGAACGTCGAGGCCAGGTGGTACCGCCGCGACGGGTCGCCGGACGCGTTCCAGGGCTTCGCGGCCGTGGACTACAAGGGCGCCGGCGGCAAGACGACGGACCTGGAGCCGTTCGAGGTCGAGCTGATCGGCCAGGGCGCGCCGACCCCCATCACGAACCCGGCTGCTGAGTAGGAGCACCTTCCCTCATGGCATTCAAGGATCTGGACGAATTCTTCGACGACACCCTGCGGCTCCCTGTGGGCGGTAAGGAGTACGTCGTTCCCCCACCGTCCGCTGAGACCGGCCTGTTCTGTCAGCGGCTCATGGAGGCCGGGATCGACGCCGTGAACGGGCAGAGCATCGACGCGGCGCAGCTCGATGACGCCGGAGAGAAGGACATGTACAAGCGTGTCCTCGGCGGCGTCTACGACGAGCTGATGGCTGACGGGGTGTCCTGGCCGAAGATCAAGCACTGCGGCATCACGGCGTTCCTTTGGATCGCCGGTGACAAGGACACCGCCGAGAAGTACTGGGAGCGCGACCCGGAAGCGCAGGAGGCCCCGAACCGGGCGGAGCGGCGGGCGGCGGCAGCTTCGACCCGGCGACGGGCCTCTGGGACTACTACGAGCCGGAACAGTGGGCGGGCCGCGAAGGCGTCAACTGGCAAGACCTCCTGACGCACTGGGCGTTGATCGAGGCTGATCTCCACTCGCAGTACGGGATCGACCTCGGCACGCCCGGCCTGCTCACCTCCCGTTCCTGGCGGTGGCTGCGGACTCGCATCCTCGGCCTGCTGTCCGCTGACACCCGGATTGCCCGAGAGCTGGCTCCTGAACAGGAGCAGCCGGACCCATCTGCCATGACCGGGAGGTGAACTGTGGCGCTCAACCTCGGCGAGTTGGTGTTCAGCCTCGTCCTTCGCGACCAGGCGACGGAGGCTGTGGCCGCGAAGATGGCCAAGGCTGCCGCCGAGGTGCGCGCGCAGGGCGGCGTCATGAACACCGGCATGGCCTTGATCAGCGGGTCGATCCAGCGGGCTATGTCCAAGGTCGGCGAGGCCATGTCGGTGTCGGAGCTGCAGATCGCGGACTTCGCGATGAAGGCCCTGCTGGACCTGGCGGACGCCGACGAGGGTGTCGGGAAGTTCGTCAGCCGGATCATGGACCTGCGGCGGGTGCTGGCGGACTTTACCGGCGTGTCGGGGATCTTCCATTCCCTGGCCGTGATGGTCAAGGGGATCGTGCAGACCTTCCCCGGCCTGGACCTCGCGCTGGCAGCGGTCGGACGCGGACTGCTGCGGCTGATCGGCATCGGGCCGAACCTGGAGGCGCTCGGCGGCGTCGCCGTGCGGGTGCTCACCTCCATTGGGGAGGCGCTCGCGCCGATCATCGCCCGCATGCCGCAGGTGGCGGTCACGATGATGCGGCTCATCCAGGCCGCTGGCGGTCTGGAGACGATCGTCGATTACGTCCAGACGTTCGGCTCGGTGTTCTCGGTGTCGTTCGGCCTGGCCACATCGGCGTACCGGATGCTGTCGAGTGAGTCCGGCCGGTCGGTGGTCAAGATCGTCGCTGGGCTGGCGCTGCTGGTCGCGGCGGTCATCATCGCCCGGAAGGTGATCACCGGGCAGATGGGCGCGGTCCGCGGGGCGTTCCTGGCGTTGTCCCCGCTGGGCCTGGTGTTCTACGGGGTCTCCTCCCTGATCAGGTCGGGCATGTCGCGGATCAGCTCTGCGATTGCGCCAGCCGTCGCGTCGGTGCGGTCGGGGGCGGCGGCGATGGCGAAGGACATCCGGACGGGCGCCACCCGGATCAAGGGCGCGGCGGACGAGGCCGTCACCGTCGTCAAGAGGCTCAACACCATCCATGGGGTGTTCTCGGCGCTCGGGACGTTCGTGCAGACCAGCTCGAACATCGTCAAGGGCGCCCTGCTCGTCATGGCGTCGGGGGCGGTGTCGTTCGGTCAGGCCACGCTCACCGCGACACCGATGGTCGCCGGGCTGGCCGCCAAGGCCGGGACGATGCTCGCTGGGCTCGGGGCCGGCGTCGCCGTCGCTGGCGGTGTTGTTGCCAGCGTTTTCGCTGGTATCACGGCGGGGATCGCCGCGCTCGGCATCAAGGCCGCCATGGAGTCCAAGCAGGTCAAGGCGGCTTTCGATGACCTGAAGAAGTCCGTCAAGGCCGACATGGCGGACGCGGCGCAGGTGCTGCAGAAGCCTCTGCAGCAGGCGGCCGGGTCGCTCAAGACCATGTTCTCCTCTCAGATCGCCCCGGCGCTCAAGCAAATGTTCGGCCAGATCGCGCCGCTGATCGGGCAGGTCACCAAGGGGCTGGGCGACTTCTTGAAGCCGATGCTGCCCGCGATCCAGGGGGTTGTCGGCGCTGTCGGCCCGATGATCACTCAGCTTGCCGGGTCGCTGGGCGGGCTCGGGACGCAGCTCGCCGGGTTCCTCAACCCGATCTCGCAGGCCCTTGGGCAGAACTCGGGCCTGCTGGCGCAGTTCATCCTCGGCATCGGTGGCCTGCTGCAGGCTCTTGGGCCTCTGGTCGCGAGCGTGGTGCAGGTGGCCGGCGTGCTGATGGGGCCGCTCATGGGCGCGCTCTCGTCGGTGGCGCAGTCTCTTGCGGCCACCCTGGGGCCGGTCCTGGTCACGATGGCTCCGCAGATCGGACAGATCATCACGGCGGTCGGCGGGCTGATCTCCGCTCTCCTGCCGATCCTGCCGCCTGTCCTGCAGATCGCCGCCGTCTTCGCCGGATCGCTGATGCCGATCTTGGTCAAGGTCGCGCAGGCCCTTGCGGCGGCGCTCGTGCCGGCTCTGCAGTCGCTCACGCCGTCGATCAAGATGATCGGCACGGCCTTCGGGCAGCTCATCATGTCGCTGACGCCGCTGTTCGGGCCGCTGGCTCGGCTCATCGCGCAGCTCATCACCGGCCTTGTTCCGGCGATCACTCCGCTGATCCCGGTGGTCGGCCAGATCGCGGCCGCCCTGGGCGGGGTCCTGGTGCAGGCCCTGATGATTCTGGTTCAGGCGGTGACGCCGCTTCTGCCGCCGATCACGCAGGTGGCAACCCTGTTCGGTCAGATGATCTTGCAGGCGATCCAGCAGCTCAGCCCGTTCATCACGCAGTTCGCGCAGATCCTCGGCCAGCTCCTGGCCGCGGTCCTGCCGATCCTGCCGCCGATCATGCAGCTTGCGATGTCGCTGCTGCCGCCGCTGACCCAGCTCGTCGCGGCGCTGGCGCCGTACCTGCTCAAGCTGGCTGAGGTCATCACGTCGGTCGTGGGGGCGCTGGCTCCGCTTCTGCCGCCGCTGATCCAGCTCGGCTCGTCGGTGCTGCCGCTGGTCATCGGCGTGATCACGGCGATCGTGAAGCTACTGCGCGGCGACTTCCAAGGCGCTCTAAACACGATCAAGGCCGCCGTGTCCAAGTTCGGCGACACGATCAAGTCCGCGTTCTCAAAGCTCGGCGGCCTAGGCATGGACCTGCTGCGCGGCATCTGGAACGGCATCAATTCCGGCGTGGGCTGGCTCCGGGACAAGATTTACGGCTTCTTCTCCAACATCATGCCCGGCTGGGTTAAGCAGGCCCTCGGCATCAAGTCGCCGTCCACGGTCATGGCCGCGATCGGCGGCGACACGATGAAGGGCCTGGTCGTCGGCTTGACCGGCGAGGAGCCGAAGATCAAGGAGACGATCAAGAAGCTCACCGACGCGGTGAAGGCGGGCTTCGCGGCGGGTCTTTACAACAAGGACTGGGAGGGCGGACTTCTCACCCGCATTAAGAAGGACAACACCCTTCTGCAGCAGTATGCGGATGAGCGGGCGAAAATCGTCAAGACCATCGCTGATGCCTTGGCTTACGCTCAGCAGACCGCCGACAGTCTTAAGAATTTCGCGAACATCAGCAACACCGACTGGGGCGATGGCGGGCCCACCGCGTCCAGCGTGAAGAGCGCCTTGTCGGCGAAGCTGCAGCAGATCAAGACCTTCGCGTCGGTGATCAAGAAGCTGGCCGCGAAGGGCCTGAACAAGTCGATCATGCAGCAGGTGATCGAGGCGGGCCCCGAAGGCGGAACCGAGCTGGGGCAGGCGATCCTTTCGGCCAGCGCTTCCGATTTCAAAGCCATCAATAGCACGGCTGCGGCTATTGATAAGGCTGCGAAACAGGCTGGGAAAAATGCCGCTGATGCGATGTTCGATGCCGGAAAGAACGCCGGAAAGGGTTTCCTCACTGGGCTGAAATCCCAGGAGAAGGAAATCGAGAAGGTAATGCAGAACATCGCCAAGGCCCTGGTGACCACCATCAAGAAGGAATTGAAAATCAAGTCGCCTTCCCAGGTGTTCGCCGAGCTGGGCGGGTTCTCCATGCAGGGCCTCGCGGTCGGTCTGCGCGCCGCCGCACCGCAGGTGATGGCCACCGCGACCGGCATCGCCGGGCAGCTCGCCAAGTCCTTCGGCGGGCCTCTGGATGTGCCGAAGACCGCCAGGACGGGCGGCCCCGGCACCAAGCAGCCCGGCCACCACACGAAGTTCGAGATCCACAACTACTACCCGCAGGCCGAGCCCACCTCGAAGTCGATGAACCGCGGACTGCAGTACGCCGCATCGGTCGGCCTCGCCTCCTGACCACGCCCACCACCCACCGGAGCAACGTCAGGAGGTGAGGCATGTCCCTGCACGTCGCCGGCGCGCCTCCTCGACCAGGCGGGCGCGCAGCTTGGCGCGGATGCCCCAGATGTCGGCCTCGGAGAGCTTGTGCACGCCCTCCCAGCCCTGCGCCTCGTCGATCAGCGAGGGCAGTTCCTTGCCGGCGAGCTCCATCATCTCCCGGCCGACCCACGTGGGGGCGTGGACGCCGTTGGTGATCGAGCCGATCGGCACCTCGTCCACGTCGAAGCCCGGCCACAGGCCCTGGAACATCTCCCGGCTGACGTGGCCGTGCAGCTCGGACACGCCGTTGACCCGCTGGGCCAGCCGCATGCCCATGACGGCCATGTTGAAGACCGACTTGTCGGCCTCCGCGCCGTCCGGCTCCGCGCCGAGTTCGAGGATGCGGTCCACCGACACGGTCGGCCAGGCGTTGGACCCGCCGAACTGCCGGGCGATCATCTCGGCGGGGAACCGGTCGATGCCGGCGGGGACCGGCGTGTGGGTGGTGAACACGGTCCCGGCGCGCACGGCCTCCAGGGCCTCCTCGAACGACAGCCGGGCCTCGGTGAGCTCGCGGATGCGCTCCAGGCCGAGGAAGCCGGCGTGGCCCTCGTTGGTGTGGAACACCTCGGGCTCGGGGTGGCCGGTGATCCGGCAGTAGGCCCGGATGGCCCGCACGCCGCCGATGCCGAGCAGCAGTTCCTGCATCAGGCGGTGGTCGCCGCCTCCGCCGTACAGGCGGTCGGTCACGTCCCTGGCGACCGTGTCGTTCTCGGCGACGTCGGAGTCGAGCAGGAGCAGGGGCACCCGGCCGACCTGGGCCACCCAGATCTGGGCGTGCAGGACGCGCCCCTCCGGCAGGCCGATCTTGATGCGGGCCGGCGCGCCGTCCTCCTCCTTGAGGAGGCTGAGCGGCAGGCCGCCGGGGTCGAGGGAGGGGTAGTGCTCGAGCTGCCAGCCCTCGGCGGACAGCGACTGGGTGAAGTAGCCGTGCCGGTACAGCAGGCCGACGCCGAGGATCGGCACGCCGAGGTCGCTGGCGGCCTTGAGGTGGTCGCCGGCCAGGATGCCGAGGCCGCCGGAGTACTGCGGCAGTGCGGCGGAGATGCCGTACTCGGGGGAGAAGTAGCCGATCGCCCTGGGCGCGCCCTCCAGCGACTGGTACCACCTGGGGGCGGTCATGTACTCGCGCAGGTCGTCGGCGGCGTCGGCCAGGCGGCGCAGGAAGCGCCGGTCCTGGGCGAGCTCGCGCAGCCTGTCGGCCTCGACCGCGCCGAGCAGCGCGACGGGGTCGTGATCGACACGCTCCCAGACCTCGGGATCCACCTCGGCGAACAGGTCCATGGTCTCGGGGTGCCACGACCATCGGAGATTTTGGACCAACTCGCCCAGAGGTGCGAGCTGTGAGGGAAGAACGGTTCGGACAGTGAACCTGCGGATAGCTCTCACGGGGCCAGACCCTAGTTACTCAGCGCCACGACGCGCGACCGAATCAAACTTGTCGTACTGCGATGCCAGTTCTCGAACGCTCTCACCACCATCAAACCGGTTCAAACCTCACCAAAGTACCCTTGACCTGGTGATGTCCGGGCCGGACGACGACGGCCGGCACGCAATGATCGATCTCCCGGGGACGCCATCCCAAACACGGCGAGCGGTCTTTCGTTCGGCAGGGGTAAGAGTGGACTATTAGGGCAACCCCTGTATGAACGAGGAAGGACCGCGGCCAGCGGATCCTGCCACTCGCGCTGCCCGCCCTGACCACAGCTGTTCCTGCCCCGCAAGCCCCGGCGACACCCGGTGTGCCGCCCCCGAGTACGAAGTGACGATGATCGGACGCATTCCCATCCAGGACATCCAGCCCGTCGTCGACTGCGGCCAGTGGCCCGCCAAGGCCGCCGCGGGAGAGACCTTCGAGATCAGCGCGACGGTGTTCCGCGAAGGACACGACGCGGTCGCCGCCGGCGTGGTGCTGATCGACCCGAGCGGCACGCCGGGCCGGATGCTGCCCATGCGCGAGATCGCGCCCGGCACCGACCGGTGGAGCGTGGAGGTGACGCTGCCCGCCGAGGGCCTGTGGCAGTTCCGGGTGGAGGCCTGGGGTGATCCGATCGCCACCTGGATGCACGACGCGGGCATCAAGATCCCGCGCGATCTGGACGCCGACCTCATGTGCGAGGAGGGCGCCCGGCTGTTCGAACGGGCGGCCAAGGGCGTGCGGGCGGCGG